CCCGCGGATTCATAGATTGATGATTAGATATAGAAGCCGAAGCAAACGCCGCCGGCGTAGCTGGCGCCGCTAAAGTTCGCGTTGCCGTTGCTGTGCACAATGCAGAAGTTGTTAGAGCTGCTCCCACAAGGAGAACGCTCCCACCACCAGCCCGCATCTCCGTCTTCGTCGACCTTGATACGGTTGCGGCGGTCCTTGAAGTACTCGAACTGGAAGCCGCGGTCAGGGTCATTCTCGGTCCAGTCATGGTCGCCGAAGACCTCCATCTCAGAGAAGAGCCAGAGCTTGTCCTCCTCTTTGCCGAACTTGCGGGGCTTGATAGCCGCGACGAGCTCGTCAGGAAGCAGCGCGATAACTTCCTCGTTGAGGTAGCGGCGCATATCGCAGGCGAGCCAGCCGCCCTCATTGGTCCAGTCCTCATTCATGCGGTGATAGCCGAGCAGATTCTTCAGCCCGATAATGCCGTCGTCCATGACGACGAACACGACCTCGCGGCCGTCCTTGAGAGTCTCGACGATTTCATCGCCGACCTTGAGCGTACCCGGATTCGCCCAGTTAAAGGCGCGGGTCTCTTTCGTTGTGATAGTTGCCATAATAAAAACCTCCTGAAAAATATATTTGCTTATAAGAGCGTTTTGCTCTTGAGAAGCCTTCTGATAGTCCACACATCGGAGCAGTACATCGGCGTAAACCAGTAGTTCTCCAATGAGTCGTCCGAGCACATGGGCTCGGTAAGTGAGTTACCCACTTTGATATAACCGGCGACGCCGAGAAGCGAGAGCTGGATATAACACATATAGGCCACGGTGTAATCAACGTCTTGCGCAGTCACGAGAATATGATTCTGCCAGTTCAGACCCGCCTTGCTTATCTGCTTAGCGCCGGCGTGAACTCCGGCAATCAGAGTAGCACCGGCACCGCAAGCGCAGTCGTTAATTGAGATATAGCCTTTCGCCTCGATAGTTGGCAGCACATTGTCGCAAGTCATTTCCGCCATCATTCGGCAAACATCGTAGGGCGTGAAGAACTGCCCGCCGGAATCATTGCCGAGGTTGAGCGCCATAAAGATACTTCCGAGGAAGTCCTGCTCCGGATTCTTCTCGAGAGCAAGGACCACTTCCGCAGCGAGCTGAGGAAAAATCTCCTGCTCCTTCTTGCTGTATTTCTGAATCCGCTTGAGGTAGAGCTCCTCGCGTTTTTCAAAGTGGGACTTATCGACCGCGTTCGAGATAGCGCAAGCGTACATCGTAACGAAGTCCTGCCAGACCTCCCACGGAGTCCAGCGGTATGTAAGCTCTCGGAAGAGCTTTACAAAAGGTTGGTCGTCGGTCTTCCCGACTCGTTTTGCCATTGGTTTACCTCCTTTAATAAAGTAGTGCGTTAAAGCAATCGGCCCGAAAGAAACGCCCTTGCGGGCGAATCTTTCTCAGACGGTATTGACCTCGTAAATGAGGTAGTCGGTGAAGTCTGCCGTGCGGTAAAGGTACGGCGAGACCCGCTGCGGTCGGTCGGAGCGGCTCTCGATAAAGGCCTGTGCCTTTTCTAAGGTCGAGTAGCCTTCCTGACTGACTTTCCCGAGACTCGCCTCAGGAATCACCTGAACGATGTAAACTTTCATATTGTTGCCTCCTTGTTTTTAATGTCAAGAGGTTACCTTTCGCAGCTCGCTTACCGCTTGAAGCTCGTGAGCTGGGCGGTGCTGTCCGCATTCTGTTTTATCCTCTTGACATTATTTATTATGCCGCGTTTTACTGATTTCGGGAGCGCGCAAAACAGCCGGGATTCTGCGAACTTTCCATTGCGGTTTTACTGCTTTCAGTCAATCACGCAACCACCTTGCAACGCGTGAGAACAGTCTGCCTGACGCCGTTCCGTTCATTGTGAGCTTTGATTGTGGCCTTGATGGTCATACGCTCTTGAAGCTCAATAGGTCGAGACGCGTACCAGATAAAGACGTTTCCTGTCTCGTCAGCGAACTTATAAAGATAGGTGGTACCGAAGTCGTTATACCATGAGGTGAGAAGCACTGCAGCAGTCAAGTCGAGGGTCAGACGAGTACCCACTTCTCCAACATACGCCGAAGTATTTTCCGCGTTTGCCCTCTGTTCTTTCCGGGCTTTGCGCTCCATATAATGCTCATACGCGAGAGGCATGTACGCCAGCCGGCCGACCTGCTTAGCCGTTACATATTCGCCCTTAGCAAATACAGAGCAATTACGCTCGAGGTCACTTGCAGAGTCAAAGTCAATGCCAAGCAGCCAGCTATTGATAAGCTCGGCCTGCGACATTGCTTTGTCAGAGGCGGCTACTTGCTCGCGGAGCTTATCAAGAACAACTTCCCGTGTGCTATCCTGCTCGTCGCTTTTGCGGTAGCCGTATTCCTGAATTGCGTCATAAGCGCAGGCGAGAATCTGGCGGACCTCAAACATTTGCGCGCCCCGGCGAGTATTCCAGTCAGTCATAGAGCAATCAAGGTCCTCTGGAAAGAGGTCTCTCACTTCGGCCTAGAGAGCGGCAGTCGCCGGGCTGATTCCGGTGTAGTCATGCAGGCAAGCACGTCCGACCTGTCGAGTATCGCCCTCGGCGTTCTCAATGAAGAAGGTAACGGCGCGCCGGCGATTCGTGTTGCAATGGTCGCAATGAGGAGTTGCGGTAAACCACTCAGAGCGGGCTTTCTGCTTACCGAAGCAGCTTACGACATTTCCCTTGTCCCCGTGCTCGACCTTAGCGAGAACAGTCCAGCCGTTCGCCTTGATAAGCTCTTCGCAAGCAATATCAAAATCAACGGCAGCGACCTTGTAGGAGCCGGCTTTGTGCGAGAAGTCGTCGAAGACGTTAACCGTCTCGGGGTGTTCGTCGGAAACGGTGTAAGAGAACGGAACATTATAGCGAGTAGCCTTTTTAGCGAGCTTATCAAGGCGCTTGCTGACTTCTTCAGCCTTATCTGCGTAAACAGTAAAAATCATAATCGTTACCTCCTTAGGGTTTACTTTCTTACCTGAATGCGATATAATATATAAACACTCTCGAGCTCAGCCGGTCTTGTGACCGGCCAAGCTCTCGAGCGGACGAGGTTAGTCGTCAGTTACGTATTCAAGGTACTCGGTGTCGGTCGCGAAGAGCATGTACTCTCCGTTTACCAAGCCCATGAATCCGTAGTCGGTGTGGTAGCCGTCCATGATTGACCTCCTTTCTGAGCTCTCGTTGTTCCAGCAACGGGGGCTCTTTTCTTTGTCAAGGTTTTCCCCTTGACAATTATTATTTTACCGTGTTTGGTAAGAAAAGGGAGCGCGCAAAACTGCCGGGATTCTGCGAACTTTCTGTTGCATTTCTACCGCAAATAGTAAAAGGCCGGAGCCGTCCCACGAAGGAACGACTCCGGCCTTATCTCTTAGGCGAGCTGATTTACTTTTTTCTGTACGACGGCGTAGTCATACCCAGCGGCCTCAAGCCGCTTTTTACGCTCCGCACCGTTGCCCCACTTGCCTTGCAGGACCTCCCGAGCGAGCTCGTCTACCGACTTGTCCGCACCCTCCTCAGTAGTGATGAAGGCCGAAAAGCCCGCGGCTTGCAGCTTCTTCATCATAGCCTCCGCGTTCGCCTTGACCTTGAAGGCCCCGACCTGAATCTTGTAGAGGTCTCCGACCTTCACCATATAGGTGTCGAAGCCTTTCGCCTTGACCTTAGCCAGCATGGCGTCTGCATTTGTCTTAGACTTAAAAGCGCCCGTCTGGACGCGATACAAGCCCCCAGACGGCTTTTCAGGCGCAGGCTTGATATTTGTACTCCCAAGGCGTTTGTTGACCTCAGAGGCAATCTGGGCGTGCCGTTCGTAGAGGTATGTACCGGGACAGCTCTTATTCGCGTAGTCTCGGTGCACGGTCATGTTGCAGCCGTTCTTGTGATTCACGCGGTCGGCCTTATTTGTGGACCATACAAGCTCCTTGATACCGTTTCGCTTACAAATATCAACGAGCAGGTCGATGAGTGCGGCATAGGCCTTTGCATTGACTGCGTAAGGCTCTTTGGTGTCACTGGCGACCTCAATCGTGATTGCGCGATTGTCGTTCGCCGCGTTCGAGGAGCACCACGAGCGGTCTTTCTCCTCGACGTACATGCCGATACGGCCGTCGTACCCGATACCGTAGTTGCTGGACGCCTGCCGGGAAGTAGGGGCGAACACGTTACCGAGGGTTTCGACCGAGCATTGACCGACCACGCAATGGATAGTTACGGTATCGATTTTGTGGTTACGGGGGCTCGATTTATTCGGCGAGATTTTTGTATAGCTTACGAGCGGGCTGTTACTCATTCTCAATACCTCCTTCTGTCTTAGCGTTCAGGATAGCCACGAACTTAGTAAAGGCCTCCTTGATGTACTTGCAGGCCACGAGCAGCACGGCGCCGATAATAATGAGGTCCGCGAAGAGGTCGGAATACTCCTCGGGAATCGCCCAGCCGACTTGATTTGCGAATAGGGGCAGAGTCGTGATTGCCGTGCAAAGCAGCGTCAGCCCGACCACGAAGGTCAGAATCTTGAGACCGCTCGCAATGAGCTTGTCCTTGTCAAAGGACTCATGCAGAATCTTGATGTTGTACCAGAGCGAAAAGGCAACATTCGCGAGGTACGCGGCGAGGAAGATAAGCATGGCCCAGCCGATGTTGATAAGGTTTTGCAGTACGCTTTCTAACATGGTTTTAGTCCTCCTTTGAATCATTGTATATATCAGGCCCGTACTTCTTACGGAGCTTGATTCGGTTTTCGGCTTTCGCCTTACTGTAGTAGAAGCCAGTCGCGGTAGCGAGCTCGGCGAAGATGGCGGGGATAAGGTACGCAAGCGGCGAAGTGTCGCCGGTTTTCCAAACAATGGCCAAAGTAAAGACCGTTACGACTCCCGTAGCGGTCCCGACGATGGCGATTATGATTTTGGAAAACTCTCGTTTCTTAGCTCTCATCGGGTGGCGATACTGGCAGCTCTAAGAACTTGTTATGGAGGTCGTCCATAACGCCGTTCACGCTGAGGGAGTGGTACTGCTTCCAGCAGTTCTCGAAGTTCTCCCGGGCGTAGATAGGAGCGAAGCCGCGTTCCTCCCACTTGTTGTAGTCGCTAATCATCTGCGACCTGAGCAAGGCTTGCAGTCCCGCCTTTACCGCAGCCGTGTCCAGAGCGTTCTTCTTGACGAGGGAGTGCAGGTACTTGAAGATGGCCGCAATGAGCGCAGGCACGCCCAAAAGGCAGAGCCATTGATAAACCGTCATTCAGTAACCTCCTCCCAGCCGTAGACCCCCGGCTCCCAAACGTTATTTGCGGCAGTACTTACCCAGTGCTTGCCGTTGTGCGCAACCTTATCGCCGAGCGCGTAGGCGTCATGCGCGCCGAGAGGCTGAGACCATTCGGGGTACTCGGCCGTAGGGTCTCCGATTTCCTTCCAAAGACTTGCGGTAGCCGGCGGCGTCCAATCTGCTTGCGAGCTGTGCGCTTGTACGCAGCGGTACAGTTTTCCTTTGTAAGAGCAAATCGCCTTGACCGCATAAGCTACCGGGTATGCCCATTCCGAAAACTGCTCGGCGTGTTCCGTGAGAGTCGCGTCGTCGAGCTGTTCTGTCTCTGCCATTTTCACGAAAACAAGACTCGCGAGCTCCGGAGCCCGTGCTTTTGCGAGGGCGGTTAGATTCGCCTCAGTCGTGTAGAACTCGCCCGCATGGTAGAAGTAGAAGCCGGCGACAACTTCCGCGGGAACACTCTCGACCTCAACGAGGGTATGCCGGTCGCAGAGATACCCGACCTGCTGTGTGGGCCAGAAGGTGTTGGAGTCGTTCGAGTAAATCGCGTCGGCTTTGTCCTGCTCGCTGAGAACGACGACGCCGTTTGCCTGCCTGCGAACATAACAGGGGTGCTCGCAGATTTCGACAATGAGATTTGCCGAGTTTGTGATTAAGTACATAGCGCTTTCCTCCATTCGATTTTATTGTTCGGGTGGAATCCGAACAGTTTCTTAAAATATAGGTCCATGCGTTCGACGGCATGGAAGCTGTTTCCTCGCTTCATGTGTCCGCGCCAGCTCTCATAGGCGCTGCAAATATCTGAGAGCGGGAATACACGCCGGACGAACTTGCCGGCGATTTTCACGACTCTGCCCTCGATATTCCAGCGCTTGAACTTCTTGAGCTTGCGCCGGATTTTCTTAATACTCTCAAAGCTCATTTTACGAAGGACCTTCCCGGTCTCCGTCAGCTTGAAACGGATTTGCAGGAACTTGAAGCCCTCGCTGAGCTTCTTGATTTTTGTCTTTTTCGTATTAAGAATAATGCCGAGAGAATCACAGACCTCTTTCATGCGAGTAAGACACTCTTTGAGGTATTCCTTGCTCGGGTGAATCAGATAGCCGTCGTCCATATATCTGGCGTAGCCCTTAATGCCGAGCTTTTCCTTGATGAAGTGGTCGAGCTTATTCGGCAGCATAAGAGCAGCAGTCTGCGAGATTTGACTTCCGAGCCCGTAACCGACGGGCCCGAAATTATCGAGGCACTCGTTCGCGAGAGCCCTGATTCTCACATCATGCACGCGCTTTGCCAGCTCGCGGCTGACCGGCCAATGCTGCGCGTTGGCAAAGTAGTTGGAGAAGTCGAAGAGAAGAACATAGCCCTCCCGCCCGTACTTCCTGTAATGCCTTTGCAGGTGGCAGGAGAGGCGATTGAGGGCAAAGTCGATTCCCTTGTTCTCGGTGCTCGCGCCGTTGTCATAAATGAACGACGGCTTTAAGGTCGGGTTGATGACCTTATCGCAGAGCGTTCTCTGCACGACGCGCTCGCTGATATGAATGCTCCTAATGTGCCGCATTTTTCCTCGGTCGTAGAGGTCGAACTCAATAAAGCCTCGGCTCTTATACGTCCCGTCAAGAAGCGCGCGCCGAGTTGCGGCCGTATTCGTTACGAGGTTGAAGCGGTAAGTCTGCGTGGAGCTTTTCCAGCTAACGCCGCGGCAGCAGATATGCCCGGCCTGATATAGATTTTCATAAGAAAAGACGTCCTCAAAATCTCCGCAGGATTTGCTGAGAGCGAGGCGTCTTTCTTGCCGTTTCTTGACTCGCCTCTGATAGCGAGCCTCGTGTCTTTCTTCGCTTGTCATTAAAAATTGTCCCCTTTGTACAGTGTTGCAGGATTTCACGCGTAAAAGTAACTGCATAGTAGTACCGCCCATGAAACACGGTCCGCGTAAACCGTGCCATGCAAGCAGCGTCCGAGCGACTACATCAAAGGAGTGTTTTAGCCAAAAGGCAGGGTACGAGTCATCCTTCCATAAAGGTACTGATTTCAGCAGTTTCCCGCTTACTACGTCGGACCTGATTCCTTATGGAATCCGAAGCAAACGCCGTTGGTGTTGCTGGCGTTGTTATTGTTCGCGTTGCCGTTGCTGTTCACATTGCAGAAGTTGTTAGAGTTGCTCCCATTAGGAGAACGCTCCCACCACCAG